TGACGCAGTGGTGACAAGTAATGGTTTAAACTTTACTGGTGGAACAACAACTTTTGATTCAGCAGGTGACGCCTCTGATACAACTTGGACTGGTAATAAAGATTATCAATTTGCAAGAACACCTTATATTCAATCTCAAATAGCTAATGGTCAAAGAGAAAACTTATTTAGAGTTTATACTCGTGGCCACGGTACTGAGATGAACACAAGTTTCAAATTAGGTATATTAGATATTAAACCAGCCGCAGATGTTGCTGGTTCAGACTTTGGTACATTTTCAATACAGGTGAGAGTACATAATCCAGGTGGTTCAGATGATGACCAAATATTAGAACAATTTGATAATCTAACATTTGACCCATTATCTTCTAATTTCTTTGCAAGAAGAATTGGTGACAGATGGGTAGAAATAGATTCAAATGGTAAATTAGAATATTATGGTGATTTCCCTAACTTTAGTAAATATATTAGAGTTGGTGATTTTAAGAATATGGTTAAAGATGGTACATTTAAACTTCAAAAAACTGTAGTTCCAATGGGATTTGAAGCAGTTCAAAATTCAGTACCAGGTGGAAACGCCGTTCCAAGTGCTTCACTTAGATTAGACCAAATAGATTCAAATAATAATTTTGATAGAAACACATTTTTTGGATTTGATTTTTCAGATTTAACTTCACGTGAATATCTAGCTCCAATACCTGCAACAGCTACAACTGGTGCTAATGTTTCTATGAGTTTAGAGTTGTGTAGTGGTAATGCTGATGCTAGTGAACTAAATGTAACCACATACGCTTCTGCTAGTGCAGATGGAACTACTCGTCAGTTAATAACTTTAACAAATTCAGCAATACAACAGAGAAAATTTCTCGTTCCTTTCCAATTTGGATTTGATGGAGCAAATCCAGCAGTGGCAGTAAAGACTGGTGGTGATATTGTAAATACAAATACACAAGGATTTGACTTATCAGATTCAGCGGCTAGTGGTTCTGTTGCATACAAAAGAGCTATTAACTCAATAAGTAATCCTGATGAATTTGATATTAATTTATTAGTAACACCTGGTGTTATTCACGGATTACACTCAACTGTAACAAATCACGCAATATCTAAAGTAGAAGCTAGAGCAGATGCATTCTATGTAATGGACGCAACTGGTATGAATGATACAATAGATACTGTAAAGAGTACTGTTAAAACATTAGATACAAATTACGCTGGAACATATTACCCCTGGGTAAAAATTGTAGATAGAGACACTAATAGTCCTGTATTTGTACCACCATCAGTAGTATTACCTGGTGTAATTAGTTTTACAGATAGTGTAGCTCACGAATGGTTTGCACCAGCTGGTTTAAATCGTGGTGGATTAACAAGTGTAACTGAAGCAAAAACAAGATTGACTCACGCAGAACGTGATGATCTATATGATAATAGAATCAATCCAATAGCTTCTTTCCCAGGTCAAGGTGTAGTAGTATTCGGACAGAAAACACTACAATCAAGACCATCAGCACTTGATAGAATCAATGTTCGTAGATTGTTAATTGCATTAAGAAAGTTTATTGCAAGTACTTCAAGATTCTTGGTATTTGAACAAAATACATCAGCAACAAGAAATAGATTCTTGAATATTGTAAATCCTTATCTTGAGCAGGTACAATCTAATAGTGGTTTATCCGCATTTAGAGTAGTAATGGATGATACCAATAATACTCCAGATGTTGTGGATAGAAATCAGTTAGTAGGTCAGATATTTATACAACCTACACGAACTGCAGAGTTTATAGTACTAGACTTTGTTGTTCAACCAACAGGTGCTACATTTCCTGAGTAAGTTTGACTTATAAAACAGATGTAATGTATAACGAAAAGCCCCAATTTTGATTGGGGTTTTTCTTTTTTTACTTAAAATTTCATTAATTGATATTTATTTATGAGTACAAATAAAAGACTTTTTAGGAGATTATAAATGGCTACATTAGACCCTTCAGAAATTATGTTCACACCATTTGAACCGAAAACAAAAAATCGGTTCATTATGTATATTGAAGGTGTTCCCGCTTATTTAATAAAAACTATGAATAGACCTCAGATTCAGTTTGAGGAAATAGTTTTAGACCATATTAATGTAAAACGTTATATTAAAGGTAAAGGTGCGTGGCAACCAATAGATATTATGTTATATGACCCCGTAGTTCCATCAGCTGCTCAATCAGTTATGGAGTGGATACGTTTAGGACACGAGTCAGTAACAGGTCGTGACGGATATTCAGATTTTTATAAAAAAGACATTACATTTAATATGTTAGGGCCAGTCGGTGATGTGGTAGAAGAGTGGGTTCTAAAAGGAACATATATCGAAACTGCAAACTTTGGTGATTTAGATTACGCATCAAGTGACCCAGCGGAGATTACTTTAACACTTAAATATGATTACGCAATCTTACAATTCTAATAGGAGAATACAATGAGTGAATGGATAGCAGCAAATTGGGAATATGTTTTAGTTGGTATTTACGCAATAGAAAAAATCGTAAAACTTACACCAACAAAATATGACGATATTATTTTCGATATGATTCTTAAACCAATCAAAGAAAAAATGATGCCATCAAAATAATTTGTTATTTCGTACAAAAAGGTTATATTTATAATTGGTTATTAAAATTTAATCACAAAGGAGTCATTTATGGCTGAATACAAATTCCCTACTGAGATGGTAGACTTGCCATCTAAGGGGTATTTCTACTTTGATGGTCATCCGCTATCAAGTGGTAAAGTAGAAGTAAAATATATGACTGCAAAAGAAGAAGATATTCTTACTTCTCAAAACTTAATACAACAAGGTACTGTAATTGATAAATTACTAGAATCATTAATAGTAGATAAATCAATTAAACTAGATGATATGTTAATTGGTGATAAAAATGCTATTATGTTATCAGCTCGTATTCTTGGGTATGGTAAACAATATGAATTTACCTATGATGGTGAAGAACAATCGGTAGATTTATCAACACTTGAACCATTGGATATAGATTTTTCTAAATTTCCTAAAGGTAAAAATGAATTTAATTTTAAATTACCAACATCAGAGAGAGAAGTTACATTTAAATTATTGACTGGTAAATCTGAAAAGGATATAGATTTAGAAATAAAAGCAAAACAAAAAATATCAAAAACCCAAAGTTCTGAACTTACTACTCGTTTAAAACATATGATAATTTCAGTTGATGGTAGTTCAGAAAAATCATATATAAATAACTTTGTTGATAATGAATTTCTATCAAGAGATTCTTTAGCATTCAGACAATATTTAGCATCAATCACACCAGACGTAGATATGAATGTTGAAGTTATTGATTCTGATGGAAAGAAAACAGAGGTAGCGGTTCCGATAACCGTGCGATTTTTTTGGCCTTCCGCCTGAGTATAAACTTCAAATCCACGAGGAAATATTTCAACTAATATTACACTCAAAAGGTGGTTTCACTTTTAGTGATGCATACAACCTACCTATATATCTTCGAACATTCTATTTAAAACGATTACAGACTTTCTATAAAAAAGAAGCAGACGAATTACAAAAAGAGATGAATAAACATAAGAGTTGATTTTAAAAGTAATTTTCTGTATAATTGATATTTATTATTGAGTTATAACACTTAATTTAATTGGAGATTTAGCAATGCCTAAATATACTATGAATGAAAATATACTTGGTGACTTTGTAAGTTCCATATTCAGAGCCATAGGTCGTGGTGGTGGTTCACGAGTAATTAATAAGTTAGCTGCAAAAGACCCCAAATTTGCTAAATTACAAAAAGATTTAGAAAAGTCACGTGATGAATTAGATACATATCTCAAAAACAAAGTAAGAACAAAACCAAAAGCAAAACTATCAAGAGCTGACATTAAAGCAATCAACAGAGGTGACTTACCTGATTGGCTTTGATTCAATACATTAGGAACATAAATGCCAAGAGATGATAAAACTGGTAGATTTATTACCCAAAATCTGTCTGATGCAAAAGATTTAGCTAAAAGCTTAGGTTCAACTTTAAAAGAACAAGGCCCGTTACTTTCTGCATTGACTGGTGAATATTCATTGCAAAAAAAATTACTTGGTGAGATTAAAGATGAACTAGATGGTAATAGTAAGATAAGTCAAAAAGAATTAAAAGCTTTTGGTGAGTCAACTAAATTATCACAAGAAAAAGCAAATGCAATAAATGAAATAGCACCTGGAATGGTGAGTATGGCAAAAAGTGCTTCAGATTCAGCAGCTGCTTTTGGTACTTTTTTAGGGCCTTTAGGTGGAACTTTAGTTGCTGTTTTAGCAATTGGAAAAGCATTCTTAGAGTTTCAAAAACAAGTTACTGATACAAGAAAAGAATTAGGTGTTTCATTTCAACAGGCAGTAGCTATAACTGCTCAAAATAAAGTTTTAGCTCAAGTAGCAAAAGGTTTTGGATTAGAATTAGAGGATATTACTTCTGCTCAAGCTGCAATAAGACAAGATTTAGGTGCTAGTGTACAAGAATCAGTAAAACTTAGTTTAAATTTTGCAAGAACAGCAGCCGCAACTGGTCAAACATCAGAAGAGTTAACTGGTACACTTTCTATTATGGAATCAATCTCTTCAGCAAGTAGAGATGTTCTTTTAAATCAAATCAGAACTAATGCAGCAATAATTGGTCAAGCTGGAGTATCACCTGCACTTGTAATGAAAGACCTTGCTAGTAATGCTGAGTTCTTTGCACAGTTTGCTAAAGATGGTGGTGGTAATATAATACAGGCTGGAATAGCAGCAAGAAAATTAGGTTTAGAGATGAGTGCTGTAGCAGGTATATCAGAATCGTTACTTGATTTTGAAACCTCTATAGAATCACAAATGGAAGCCTCACTAT